CCGTTATAGGACTCCACTCATGACCAGGCAGCTTTCCAGCTTTACCTTCATGAGTTCAGGCAGACGGTCTTCGGACCCGGCTACCGCTGCTCCAGTTAAACCCAACACTGGTTCTGGAGCTCAAACGTGTCACCAGTGCGTTCGCACTGCCCGTGACACAAGAGAGGCCATTTCCAACGGATTAAGGCTTGTTCGGATCAGATATCGTTTACCGATGTCTGAGTTACCGGACCTTAATCCTAAGGATCTTTCCAAGTACCTCTCTTTCCTCCTTTTGCAAGGACACAAGCGGGCTTCAGTCCCTTTCCCTCGTTGTCAACGACTTCGTAGGGATTCTGATGGCTTGTTTTCTTTGCAACGGATGCGGAAGCACGAGAGATGGGAGTTTGCCCACACCGTCTCGTCAATTAAGCGTAACCTCCCCGGAGGTTGCCGCTTCCACACCCCATCCGCGCGTCCTGCTTGGGAGCAGAACGCGTTCTCAACACCCCCTCCCCCTTCTCCTGAGTACCTCTCTTTCGTCCGCAAAGAAGTCTCTAAACTCTTCCCTTATGGGTGGGACTCGAAGTATGCCGATTTTGTCTGGCGGCATACCCCGAACCCAACAGCAAGAATGAATGCCCGTCGGGCTGATACGTTTTTCGCTGGTAAGGGAAAAGAGTTCCGTAGGCAGTGCCTTTCTGGTTGGTCAGTTCCTGTCGACCATCCAGTACGGGCCCGGTACAAGGAAGTCATGAGTGCCGGCAAGAGTAGGCCGTTAGTAATCTTCGATGAAAGCACCGAAATTCTTGCACCTCTTCATAAGACGATCGATGATCGGTTAATGAAGATGTCATGGCGTCTTGTTGGACCACCAACGGAGGAGAAGATATCATCTGTCTGTGCTTTTCGTTACCAGACCTCAGTAGATTTGGTAAACGCCACAGACAACCTGTCGCTCGTAGTGACAGAGGCGATACTTGGCTCTCTACTTCGAAAGAGTAGCCACATTCCAGGACGGGTTTGCCTTAGGGCTTTCCAGTCACTCCGGCCACTTGTTGATTGTGCCGGTGAGGAGAAGGAAGTATCGCACGGACAGATGATGGGGAGCTACCTCTCCTTTCCCCTTCTTTGCCTTCACTCCTACCTCGCAGCTCGTTGGGCGCTTCGCGGGGAAGAAGGCAATGTGTTGGTTAACGGCGATGACACTCTTGTGTCTTCTAACCGTTATCTCGAATCTTCAGATTACCCTAGCGGGTACTTGTTAAATGATCTGAAAACTATTCGATCCGAACGTGTAGCAGAGATCAACTCAACTGCGTTCGTTACAACGAAAGGGGGCAAGTGGCGTGAGATTCGTCACTTGCGGAGAGGTGGTTTTCTTTCCGATTATCCCGGGATGCTGCACGC